CGATTTTCATGACCTTTTCTGGAATTATGAAATAACTTCTAGAATGAATTCAAAGCGTCGCGCGTGGTGTAGATGAGAGGGCAAACGACCCGACGTCTTTATAACGTCGTCCAACTGAATCACATGGTTACGGGCAACCTTGACTCGCATCCTTTTGTGAATTATTTAAGAGTGATAGCTATCTGAGAGCCACGCAAAAGGCTGGAAGCGAGTCATGGCGGGCAAAAGCAAATATGCGTATCGTTCGGGAATTTCAGAGGTCAAAATCCGGCAAATTGTCCGGTTTTTTGTTCCCGATTTGGATGCCTCGCAAATCGCCGCGGCAACAGGGCTGAACCGAAATGCCACTAACCGTTATGTTGCCGCCTTTCAGGAAAAGAATTGCCCGTTATTGTGAGGCGGAATTGCCGGTCAGCGGCGAAGCCGAAGTGGATGAAAGCCGCTTTCGGGGCCAAGCGGGTCAGGGGTATCAGAGGCGGTGGCGATCGCGGCAAAACCATTGTTTTTGGACTGTTCGGACGCAATGGGCGCGTATATGCCGAAATCGTGCCGGATTGCCCAAAAGCCACGCTCCAGGGGATAATCCGCAGCCGTGTGGAGCCTGAAAGCGTTATCCATTCAGATGGCCGGCGCGGTCATGACGGTCTGGTGGATTTGGGATGCCGGAAACACTTCCGGGGCAAACACGGCGACAACGAGTTTGCCGGCAGACGCTCTTGTGTCAACGGGCTCGAAAGCTTTTGGACCTTCGTGAACCACGGCGTAATAACTAAGAAGAAAAATACGGGATAACTCGGGAAGAGGCGGGATATATCGGGACAGTGTTTGCAACAATATTACGCCTGGTGCAACAAAAAAAGCGGGGCCGATACCCCGCCTTTTTTTTGTATTTTGCTCCTACTTCCCCATGACCACACCAGGCGGCGTATTCTGTCTCACCCGCCGGAGGGCTTTTTCCTTGTTCAGCACAGTGTACACATGCGGCACAGAGATTTTGAAGCGTGACGCAATCTGCGGAATGCCAAGGCCCTCTCGCCACGCTTCATAGATGCGGCAATCGCGGCGCTCCCGGTCAAACGGAAAATAGACCTGCTGGCCGCCGCACTCATCAGCGACACGGTCAGCGATACGCTGGCCAAGATTATCTGTGCCGAGGGTAAGCTCTTCATCAGCGATGGCCGCAATAAGCGCCAGCAGCTCTTTCGCGCGGCTACTGTAGATGCCCATAGGACATACCTACCACCGCTCTGCCATCCAGCATGGACGGCGCGTCATCATTTTGCAGAACAGAGAGGCAGATGGCGCGTTTTTTGGGGTCATCGCAACGGTCAAGCCAGTTTTTCAGAATCTCAATAACCGCCTGGCACTGCTTGACTGTGGCGTCTGTCAGCGTACAGCCCGTCATTTTGCGCACAAAGCCGTTCAGGGCCTTTTCCGAACGGTTCCTGACGATGCCGCAGTCGGCCATCGTCAGCCAGAGCGCGCGAATCTTCCGTGCCTGCGGGTCGTTGACCAAGAGCTTGCCCTTATGCGCCGGGATTTTCCGAAAGCCGCGCCGCTTCAACTCCTCAAGGATACGCCAATGTTCCTTGGGCGTCATTTTCGCGCAGGAGTCCTTGCCCGTCATATCCAGCAGGAAGGCGCGGTAGGTATCGTCATCCATGCCGAGCTGATTCTTTGCCACATGAATTACGCCAATAAGCCTGGACATATGGCCTCCTATGAAACGGGCGGCGAGTCCGCCAGCTCGGCTTCATTGATTTCATAGAAGAAGTCATCCGTCTGCTCCAGCTTGCAGCCCACTTCCGCCAATTTTTCAGCGGAGAGAGAGCGTAGCGCCTCCTTGTCCACCTCCTCCTTGACGCGAACGCAGGGCAAGCCCTTCTCCTTGATAAGCCCCAGAACACGCTCCCAGGTAAGTTTTTTGGCCGTTTTGAGCGCCGAGGAGGCGCGAAAGCCGATAGTGCCAAAATTCAGGCTCAGAGATTTTTTGCCGCGGAACAGCTCCTCCTTGCGGGCAATGCCAAACTGGACAAGAGCCTGCTCCCGCTGCGCAATGTCCTGCTTGAGAGGTTCGCACTGCGCGGCGCACTTTGCCTTCAGGCGGTCAACATCCTCCTTCAACTGAATTTCATGCAGGGCAATCAGACGCTTGCGCCCGGCAATTTCGGCCAGCACGGCGTCAGCTTCCTCCAGGGAATTGATGGCGGGAATCTGTAACACGGGTTTGACACGCTTGGTCATGATATACTCCTATGTGTTATGCGCATCTTTTCGGCCGCTCCACGGGCCGCTTCGCACAGCATTTCAGGTGTCGGCGGGTGCATAAGACCTTTGGACAGGTCTTGCAGATGAGCGACAAGGCACGGATCAATCAGCGCATTGGCAAGCTGTGTCGCCAGCCAGAGGTTCTCCCTCTTCAGTTGCTCCGCTTCGTCAGATATTGTCTGAGCAGTGATGGACGGCCGTTTTGGTGTGGCTTCTGTCATCCTTGCACTCCTGGTTGTCACGCCCGCACCTGGCGGACAACATCGGCCGTGACCATGCGCTCGCCGATTCCGGCGGCCATGTTCATGGCGGCGATGGCAAAGTTGCTGATGGTCAGGGGATAGCCTTTATAGGCACCCCTGCCGGACATATCTCGCGCCACAATCAGGCGGTCATGCAGGGCCTCCAGTGCCTCCGGCTCAAAGGCCGTGGCAATGTCCGCCCCGGCGCGGCTGAAGCGGTGGGCCAGAAATTCAGCGGGATTTTTGACAGGCTCCAGGGTGACGGACATGCAGCGTTGCACCACTTCTCGCACATCGGCCCGGTTGCTGCCCAGCTTGTCCAGCAGCTCGGTCTGCCCGATGAGAATAATGGAAAGCAGGCGCGTCATGCCGTCCTTCAGCTCCCAGAACCGCTTGAGGCTTTTCAGGGTATGGGTATGCAGGTCATGGGCCTCCTCAATAATCAGCACATGCCGCATGCCCGCTCCGTTGGAATCCTTGAGCAGTTGATGCAGGCGGCGGTCGCGCACCTCCTGGCTGCGCGGGATGGACGTGCCGGGCGAAAGCGTGGCAATAACAGCCTCGGCAATATGCCGGGCCAGCATGGGCTTGCCGCTCTGACCGCCGGACATGCTCAAGGTGTACGGCTCTATGACCACGATGCTTTCACCGTCCGCCCGCAGGCGCTCGATAAGGTCTTCCCGCAAGGTGGATTTGCCGGAGCCGGACTCGCCCACCACGGCCAGAAAATTGCCGTGCAGGGCCGCATCGTGCATAAACTCGCGCACATAGCGGCTCTCCGGCGAAAGATAGACGTCATCCGGGCATTGCGGGTCATCAAAGGGGTCACGCAACAGCTTGAAGTGCTGCCGGGCGCGCATGGTCAGAGCCTGTTTGCGTAAAATCATATCTTCTCCCTTGTCGGTAGCGGCCACCGTGTCGGCAGCCTGTTCCATCTCGCGCAGAGCTTCTTCCGCCCTGACTGTGTCTATGCCGCGCATGTGCAGCCATGCGGCAAGACGGCCTCTGACACTATTCCAGCCATGCTTGGGCAAACCCTTTCCGCAACACGCAAGACTGAGTGTCGCCGGAGAAAGCTGCACGGCCTCGGCAACCTCACGCTGGCTTGCGCCGAGATCTTTCAGCAGGGCCTTGAACATCAACATGTCACGCCTCCCGCTGCCTGGCGCTTTTCTTCAAAGCGCAATACCGAGGCCGGGCGCGGCGTAAAGCGGGCAGTGATGGCCTCGGCCAGTTCCGGCAGGGCCGCCTCCGGCACCTGGCCGGGGAAGCGGGCGCGAATCAAATCATTGCAGGCCGTGGGATTGGCCGCCCAGGCCTCGCCGCACATCTCCCTGAGCCGTGCCGCGGCCTGCGCGCGGTTGAGCGGCACGGGCGCGGCGGTCTGGGCCGTCACGTCCAGTCTGACACCCTCTCGCCGCAGATACTGCGGGGCCTCGCGGACATCGGCCATAGCGTCAAGGTCCGCATAGGGCTGACGGTTACGGGCCTTGTGGGCCTTTTCCGCCGCTTCCGGGCTGTCCGCGCCATAAGCCCGTATCTTGATGGCCTTCAGGTTCTTCTCGGCCAGGGTTTCCGGCGGCCGCCTGTACTCCTCGCCAATGACCGGGGCTGTGATGTCCCGCCCGGCCTCATCCTTTTCAATGGGCTGCACCTCAAAGCGCAGCTCCTGCCCGTCCGGCATTGCCTTGATGATGACCACCGCGGGCGCGCGGAAGGGATTGAGGCGTACCGTCACGGTATCGCCGGATGAAAGCCCGTGATAGCCCAACTCCCGCAGGTCGTATTCCTGCACGCCGTGCGAGCGGGTGTTGACGCTGACGCGGAAGCGGTTGTCAATACGCCGGGTTTCATCGCCCCAATGGGCAATGGCCTCCAGCACGGGCCGCTCTACCGTGCGCAGTTGGGCATCCGTGATACTGGTCCAGAGGTGGTTGCGGGGCTTTTTGGCGCGGGTCAGGATGGCATGGGCATTGAAGTGCCGCCGCCAGCGGTCTGCCTGGGCCTGCAATTCCCGCACAGAGGGTATATCCATGAATCGCAGGCGGGATTCAAAGCCTGTCTCCACGATGTTTTGCGCCACTTCCACGCTGCCCGTGGCCCGCGCATTGCCCGCCTCGTGCCAGAGCGGCTGTATCTCCAGGTCTTGCAGGAACTGCCGCACCAGCGAGGACTGGTTGCCGCTGCCCTTGTCCATGAAGATGTGCAGCGGCGCGCCGTGCATAGGGTCACGCTCACCCCTGTCGCTAATGGCCTCAACCAGTGTTGTGATGACGCCCCGCGCATCCTCGCCTCTGGCCTGCTCATAGTGCAGATAGATGGTGGCGCTGTAGTGGTCTGCCACCAGATAGCGGATGATGCGCTGCCCGGCGATTTCAAGGAGCTTGCCGGGTTTGTGGGCATTGTAGTCCCGCTCGTTGAGCAGGCGCACCGCGGTACTGCCCTTCATGCGGTACAGCACGCAGACCGAGGCATCCACCTCCCAGACGTGATTGGGGTGCAGGCTGCGCATCTCCACTGCGGGCCGGGCCGCGCCAAGCTGCGCAGGGTGGCAGTGATGCCGCCGCATGGCGCGGGATAGGGTTTCTTTGCTCGGCATGACAATCTCCCCAGTTTCCGGGTTGCGGATGCCGTGCCCATTAGCAGCCAGGCGCTCACGGGCGGCCTTGATGGAGGTTATGCGCTTGCCGCCCTGGCGCTCTGTGAGATGCACAAGCCCTCCGGCCAGCATGGCAAGCTCCGCGTCCACGCAGGTCGTGCCCTTGTCCACACGGGGCCTGCGCCCGCTCTCCCAGCCCGCATATTTTTTGAGCAGGGCATAGATAGTCTTGGGGCTTTTGCCCAGGGTGTCGGCGGCGCGGGCCACAAGGGCCGTGCGCGCGCCGCCGCACGCCGGGGCGGTGGCCAACTGGCGGGCCAGGTCATGCAAAAGGCCGGTTTGCGCGGACGTGAGAGGCACGGCTCCGCCCCCCCCTCTAGCCGGGATTTCCGGCGGGTTCGGGTTCTGCGTCACCCTGCGGCTCAAGGTATTGCCGCAGATCAACGTCAATGCCCGCATGCAGCATGGCATTGGCAATACTGTCCGCCAAAAGCCCGGCGCGTTGATGCACCCAGGCGCAGGTGTCCTCGCTGGAGCGGTCATCGGTGAAGATGGCGGCACATGTGCTGCAAAACTGCATAACCGCCACAAAGACAGCCTGGCACTGTGCATCCACATCCGCGCGGGCCTTGGCATTGGCGTCATCACGGGCCTTTTGCTGGTCATCCGGGGCCATGCTGGTCAGGCGGTTCACCTGCTCGGCCAGCGAGTCAATCTGCTCATTCTTGGCCTTGCTGGTCTTGTCCTTGGCCTCCATGTCTGCGGCCATCTTTTTCTTGTCCGCCTGGGCCTGGGCCAGCTCCAGCTTCAGCTCGGCCAGACGCTCCTTGACCTCCTCCGGCCCTTCTGCGCTTTCCACCTCAGTAAGGATGGCCTGCCGCTCTTCCGGCGGCAGCTCCGCAATGCCTTTGCGCAGGAGACGCAGGTCGCGGTAGCCGAGGCCCAGGGCATCCTGCATCTCCAGCAGATTGCCGCCGAACGTGGCGAGATTTTTGAGGTCCTCCGCTATCTTTGGATAGCTGTAGCCGTGCGCGTTGCAAAACTCCTCCCAGGTATTAACCGTCACAACATTGCCTGTTACGGTCTGTACGCTGAGCCCCTTGTATGCCTTGACCTCCCGGATTTCGGCGAACGCCTTGAGCGTCGCCACACGGTTTACGGCCTCGTTATACTGAAAAGCGGCTATGGAGCCGGCCACCTTTGCTAGATGCAGACTCTGCGCCAATTCCTCCCTGGGCATGGTCACCGTAGCCGCGCGCACCTGGGCCAGGTCGTTTTCCAAAATCTGCCCGGCCAGAGCTGTCTCACCCTGGGCAACTTCGGGCACAGCCGGGGTGGCGGGCTTGCGCCCGCGCCGGGGCGAGGCCACGGCAAGGCTCTGGGTATCGGTCTGTGTATCAGGAGAAATGGACGGCATAACTACCTCCTATGGCATCATCTGTTGCGCGCTGGTCATCCGGCGCTGTTCAAAGACATTCAGGCGCTCGCGCTGGCTCTCTATGGCCAGCTTGTAGGCCGTGAGCATGGCCGGGAGTTTGTGGGGTGCAATGCACCAGCGGTTGTTCTCGCCCTTCTCCACCCAGCGCGCCTCGGTCAGTATCAGCATGTCCCGGCTGATGTTGGGCGGTGAATAGCCCGTGGCCGTGGCCAGCTCCTTGTTGCTCATGCCAATGACAGGAGCGGCCAGGAGCAGCTCAATGACGCGGATTATCCGCATGGGGGCGGGGTCGGTACGCGCTACGCCCATGACTACCTCCACCATTTTGGCTGCGGCACAACTTCAAAGCTCGCGCCGTTTTGGGCGGCAGTGTCGGACGCCAGCTTGATCTGGTTGAGCGGGATGCCCAGCTTGCGGGCATGGTCAATTTCCGCGGCCACGCCCACGCTCTCCCGGATGCCGTCCAGCAGCAGTACGGCAACGGCGTCCGACATTTCCAGCATACGCAGGCACGGCTCGCGCCAGGCCGCAAAATCCGCTTGCAGTTCCGGGCAGGCCGACCAGATGGCGTGGCCCATAGAAAGCGGTGAAACCACGCTCCAGCCGCCCTGCATGAGCCAGGCCGCGCACTCGCTGGCAATACTGGCCCGCGCGGCCCGCTTGGCCGGGTCAGGGTGGCTGTAGGAGGTAGCCAGATAAATCATGGCCGGGCGCTCGTCATCCAGGGCCTGGGTGTAGTCCGCCAGGCCCGCTGGCTCCACAAAATGCGCCCTGCCCTCTGTGATGCCGCTTTCGGGTATCCACTCCTCATGCACACGGTCACAGACCGGGCAGCGCCAGTTGAGCGCCAGCTCAAACGCGCCGCCGGAGTGGTTTTCGCGCTTGGCAATGGCGCACACAGCGCCGTCCGGCGGCAGTTTGGGCTGACGCCACTCAGGATGCCGAAAATGTGGCACCTGCACGAGCTTGCCCTGATAGTCTTTTTTGTATTTGGGCGGCGCCACCTTGCGCCATTCAATAAGGCAGTCGGGATTACAGAAATGCATGGCTATGCCGCCTCCTTGGGTTCGGGGATTAACAGGCCGTTGACCTGTCCGGCCAGGGCGCGCAACTGCATGCGCACAAGGCACAGCTCCGTCCATTCTTTCTCGCCGATGCGTCCGGCCAGAGCGGCCAAGGCCGCGGCGCAGGATTCCAGGTCGCGCGAGAGCGGGGAATCGTATTGCCTTGCGGCAGTCTGTGGGGTATAGGTCTTGTCATCTGACATGGGGTTCTTCTCCCTTGTGTCTTGGCGGGACTGCGTGCAGGCGGTCCCGCCGTTTTTGGTTTTACGGGCGGCCATTACGCGGCCCCCGCTTCAACTTCGCCTTCCTTGATGCCCAGCAGCACGGCGGCCCTGTGCGCCATACCCGATTTGCCCTTGTTGCGGCCCGTCAGCACGTCATAGACCGGGCGGATGGGCAGGCCGTTGGCCCGCGCCCAGGCCGCCACGGGTACGCCCTTGCGCGCCAGCTCCGCCCGCACTTCATCAGGGGTGCGCAAATGTTTTGTCCTGGTCATATGGATTGCTCCTTGTTTGCTGTTTTGCCCCGGCTTGTGCCGTGCCGGGGAACGTCCCGCCAGGGGGTGGGGGCGGTATTCGCCGTTGCTCCTTAGCCCGATGGGATGGCCGTATCGGGGTCTACGCGGACGCGGTAGCAAATTTTTCCGCGACACCGGCATGAATCAAAAGATGTCTCTCGTCATCACGGTTCCTGTCCATGAGCTGCCTGACGCACTCCAGCACGCATTGGGCGCAGATGGCGCAGCCGTGGCCGGAGGTGTCGGCGACAACAAGGCTGTCGCAGACATCCTCGCTCTTGCCGCAGAAATCGCAGTGCAGCTTTCCGGTGGGGCTTCGCATATTTTCCTCTCCCTTGTGCCGCCGCCCGCCTTCCTGTATCGGGGGTGTTGGGGGTTGGCGGTTTTTGGCGGTTGTCGTTAGGGGGAATATTGCACAAATGAGTCGCATTGTAAACCCCATATGTGCATAAAAAATACAAAAAACGTATAAGTGGGCCATTATGAGCAATTCTTTTGCCGAAAGATTGAAGCTGCTGCGCGGTAAAGTTTCGCGAGAGATTTTTTGTGAAAAAATAGGCATTAGCCCACGTTCTTTGATAAATTACGAGCAGGGCTTGCGCGAGCCCAAGGGAAGAATTGCTGCACAAATTTCTGCACGTTTGGGAGTTTCACTTTCATGGCTCCTCACGGGCGATGGTCCTATGTACCGGCAGGGGGATTCTGTGGCTGGAGCCTCTAAAACCTCTGACATGCCAGAGATTTTAGGGGGTAAAAAAACACAACATGCTAATTTTATTAACAAAGAAAAATATGAAACCTCTGACATGTCAGAGGTTTTGGGGTTACATCGTGAGCTTTTGGACGTAGTGCGCGAAAACGGCGACTTGCGGGTTGAGGTGGAGCGCCAGCGCGCCCGTATAGCCGAACTAGAGCGGCAGCTTGCGGAGAAAGGAGATGGAGCCGCCAGCTCTCAAGCGGATATAGCCCGCCTGAATAGCGAAAATCGCGCGCTGCGTGAAAAGGTGCGGCAATTCGAGCGCATGGACTTACACCTTCGCCACTACTCCGACACGTTGCAAAATGGCTTGCCGGATGAGGAATGATTCGGATGCCGGGACGAGGGAGGGGGCCAGCGAAATTCTTGACCTGGCAAGTAGTTAGCCTTATCTTTGCAAGAGACTTGCACTGGGTGCAACAAACCGTGCCATACGCACAGGAGATGTCCTATGACTCCCGCCATAACCGCTGCGAAGCGGATTCTTGAGCGGCATTGGGACAAGACCCTGCCGGTCAATCCATCCGCAATCGCTTATGAAATGGGGGTAAAAATTACTTATGACCCCAGGTTGTCCCTGAGTGGATACTTTGATTTTGACGCCATAGACCCAACCCAGCCTGTCATTTTTGTTAACCCCAGAGATTCCAGCGTCCGGCAACGTTTTACTATATTTCACGAGCTGGGGCACTATGTGCTGGAGCATGGCCCAAGCCCGCGTGACTCGTGCCCTGCGCCACGCCAGGGGGGATATAACGTGAACGAGGTCGCTGCCAATCAGTTTGCTGCGGAAATGATAATGCCCAGCGATGCTGTCTTCTTGTACGCCAATGGGAATTACTCCATTGCTCAAATGGCAGCGCTTTTTGGTGTGTCAGAAACGGCTATGACCATCCGCCTTGAGCGCTTGGGAATACTGTAATCCCATGACACAGGCTCCGTTTAACCCTGTAACTGAGGAGCAGTCTTCGTTTGATCCTTTGATTGAAGAACTGCGAGGCCGAGAAGACGCAAGAACCCCTGCGCCTCAACTAAAAAACAAAGCGCTTGAGGATGAAATGCTGGAACATCACCGCCAGCGTCGCTTCCACAAGCGTTTTTTGTTTTGGGGGGCATTGCTGGGCAGTGGCGTATTGCTGGTTCTTTTTTGCGCGGTGCTTCTTTGGTCTGATCGGCCTCAAACTTTATTAACGATTACCCCCTTTGCGCTTATCCCGCTCTCGCTTTTAGGGGCGACGCCAGTTATCATCTTGATTTTTTTGTTCAAAAGTGTTTTTCGCCCTGCTGCAAACACGGATATTCTTGACAAGAAGGATATCGAAACATTCAAGGACATTGTCTCAATCATAAAGTCTGTGCAGCCATAGCAGATTTTTAATCTCCCTTAGAAGACGTCTCCGCCAGGGCCACCGTATGGTGGCCCTATGCGTTTGACAGTCGCCCTCCAACCCCAAGCCGGGTGACTATCGCGCCCCGGAGGGGTTGCCGCCCCTCCGGGAACTTCAAATCTCGGAGACTGCCATGTCCCTGTTCAAAAAAATTCTTGCCACGTTGCGGCCTTTGTATGACTTCCGGGCGCTGTTGCTCCTTTGCGTCTGCCTGGGTGTGGGGATGCTGGTTGACCCGGCGGCCACGCTGGGTCTGGCCGGGTATTTGGCCTATGTCATCGGTATGGCGGGCGCGGCGCTCATGCTGGCCAAGGTGCTAACGCCTTACCTGCGCATCAGCAAGTATGCCCGCTCGGCCCTTGAGGCAGGCAATATGGCCGCCGCCCTGGTGGTGCTGGCGCGTGTGCTGCTCATGCTGGGTATTCTGGTCTGCATTATGGCCTGGGGCAAGTGATGTCACCCGCGTTGTTGGCCTTGCCCGTGCTGGCGCAGTTGTATCTGCCCATGCTCTGGCAGGAGCATCTGGCCTATTCGCCTAACTTCTATGACCCGGCCATCTATGCCGGGCAGGTGGAGCAGGAGACCTGTTACGGCCTTGCATCCAAGCGTTGCTGGAACCCGCGCACGGAGTTGAAGACCTCCCGTGAGTATGGCTTTGGCCTGGGGCAAATCACCATCGCCTATGGAGCGGGCGGCAAGGTACGCTTCAACAACTTTGAGGATGTGAAGCGCCTCCATGCCGACCTCAAGGGCTGGCAGTGGGAAGATCGCTACAATCCCCGCCTGCAACTGCGCGCCCTGGTGTTGAAAAACCGGGCCAACTGGAACGCCCTCAAGGGCTGCGCCACGGATGAAGACCGGGCTGCCATGATGCTGTCGGCCTACAATGGCGGCCTGGGTGGCGTTTTGCAGGACAGGGCCTACTGTGGCCGCATAAAGGGCTGTGACCAGTCCCGCTGGCCCAATCATGTGGAAAAGCACAGCCGCAAATCCCGCAAGGGTATGGGCAAGGCCTATGCAGACAAGTCCCCCTACGGCATCAACCGTGCCTATGTGCGCAACGTCATGGGTGAAAGGCGGGAGCGTTACCGCCTGGCCCTTCGGGAGCTTGCCCTATGAAGCTGTGGATGTGGTTTTTACTGGCGCTGGCATTCGGCGGCGCGCTGTCGGTCGGGTATGCGCGCGGCTATGATGCGGCCGAGACCGTGCTATCCCCCAAGCTGGAAGCCGCCTTGCGGGATGGCGAGGCCTGGCGCGTGGCTGCCGCCCGCCACCAGGCCAACGTGTTGGCCCAGACAGACCTTGCGGCAGCTTGTCTCAAACGCGAGGCGGACGCGCAGACGGATGCGGCGGAACGCGCGGCCATTTTGGGCCTGCCGCCTGTCTCCCGTGAAAATGCGCCGCCGGAGAAGAGATATGAAAATACAACACGCCGCGCCGCTCTTGCTGGCTATCTCAACCGCCCTTTGTAGCTGCGCGCAGGCCCCGCGCCCGCCCGTGGCGTTACCACCCGCCTACTGCCCCGCGCCACAGGCCCCGGCACTGCCGCAACTAAGCCCCGACACTCCCCTGGAGGGCGATGTCAACAGCGAGGCCCTGTTGCGCCGGGACGCCGTCATGCGCCGATATATCAACGGGCTGCGGGCCGCTGTGGAATGTTACGAGGCCCAATTATCCACGCCTCAAAGGATGCGCTGATGAACGCTTCATTGGAATATGTCAGGGCCTTTGGCTGGCTTGGCACTATCGGTATCAATCTGCTTATCGGCTGGATAGCCTGGAGTCTGCGCAAAAAATTTGTGGAGCGTGAAGACTGCGCCGTACATCGGGAAGAAGATGCCAGGGCGCGGGAGCGGTTTTCTTCCCTGCTGGCAAAACATGAGGCGGCCATGCGTGAGCTTGGTGCAAAACTGGAGAACGCCCCCGGCCCGGAGCGCCTGCACCAGATTGATTTGCGGCTGTCCGGCATTGAAGGCGAACAGAGCCGCCTGGCAGAAGCGCTGCGTGGCATACGCGACATTCTGGAGCGTGTGGAGAACCAGACAACATTGCTGATGCGTGACCGCATGGAGAGAAAATAATGAGCAACGTGCAGGACATTTTCACCAAAAACCGCCGCCTGGCCATACTGCGCTTTTTGGCCGAGGATCAGGATTACAGTCTGAACACCTCGGTTTTGCAGTCGGCCCTGGAAGCCATAGGGCATGGCGTGTCCCGTGACACGGTGGAGGCCGATGCGGCCTGGCTTGCCGAGCAGGGTCTCGCCACTGTGGAAAAGCTGGACAATATCCCCGTGACCGTGCTGCGCATAAGCGCGCGCGGCATGGATGTGGCGCGCGGCGTGGCCGCCCATCCGGGCGTTGACCGCCCCTTGCCCCGGTAGGTGTAACATGGGCCGAGCCGGAAAAATCCGCCGCCTGCCGCCGGAACTGCGCGAGCAGCTCCACGCCATGCTGGATGCCGGGCATACCCTGGATGAGATTGCCGCCCACCTCAAAAGCCTGGGCGCGGATGTCTCCCGCTCAGGTCTTGGCCGCTACAAGCAGCAGGTGGACAAGGTGGCGCAGCGCCTGCGTGAATCCCGCAATATGGCCGAGGCCGTCATGGAGCGCATGGGGGCGCAGGCGGCCACAGGCAAAAGCGGGGCGGCGCTCATTGAGATGCTGACCACGCTTACCAGCGACTATCTGTTGCGCCGCCTGGATAACCCGGATGCCGAAGTGGAGGTGGAGGAACTGCGCGCCCTGTCCCGCGCTGTCAAAGAACGCGCCCAGGCGGCCCGCGCCACGCAGGATTATGAGCAGAAAATCCGCGAAGAGGCGCGCCGCGAGGCCGAGGAAGACATGCGCGCGGCTGTGGATAAGGCCGCCGCGCAAAGCACAACCGATGCCAGCCCGGCGGCTCTTTTTGAGCGCATCCAGGCCGTGTACAGAGGGGATGCCTGATGGCGGCCCCTATCCTCCATCCTTACCAGCGCCGCTGGCTGGATGATGATTCCCGCTTCAAAATCGGGATGTTTTCGCGCCAGTCCGGCAAAACATACACCAGTACGCTGGAAATCGCGGAGGATATTATCCGCGCCGAACTGGAGAAGCGCCGCACCCGCTGGGTTATACTCTCGCGCGGCGAGCGCCAGGCGCGGGAAGCAATGGAGGAAGGGCTTAAACAACATTTGCGCGCCTATGGGGCCGCCTTTGAAGCCTTTGAAACAGATTTCCGTCTGGCAGACGCCACATCCTGCAAGTCCCTGGAAGTGGTCATGGCCCACGGTTCCCGCGTCACGGCTCTGCCTGCCAGTCCTGACACCGCGCGCGGCTTTTCGGCCAACGTTTTTCTCGATGAATTTGCCTTTCACGCGGACTCCCGCAAAATCTGGGCCGCACTCTTTCCTGTGGTATCCCGCAGCGGTCTGCGTCTGCGCGTAGTCTCCACCCCCAATGGCAAGGGCAATAAATTCTACGAGCTGATGACCGCTGATGATTCCACAGGCTGGTCCAAGCATGTGGTAGATATTTACCAGGCTGTGGCAGATGGTCTTGACCGCGATATTGACGGGCTGCGCGCCGCGCTCAATGACCCGGACGCCTGGGCGCAGGAATACGAGCTGCACTGGCTGGACGAGGCCAGCGCCTGGTTGTCTTACGACCTCATCAACGCCATGGAGAGTGACCGCGCAGGCCTGCCGGAAAACTGCACGGGCGGTCCTGTCTATGTGGGCGTGGACATTGGCCGCCGCCATGACCTCTTTGTCATCTGGGTTCTGGAGGAAGTAGGTGATGTCCTCTGGACGCGCGAAATTATCGAGCGGCGCGGGGCCACCTTTGCCGAGCAGGACGCCCTGCTGGATGATGTTTTTGCCCGCTATCGCGTCCTCCGTTGCTGCATGGACCAGACAGGCATGGGTGAAAAGCCCGTGGAGGATGCCCAAAACCGCCACGGCACAAGCCGGGTGGAGGGCGTGCTGTTTACCGCCGCCAACAAGCTGGCGCTGGCCACTGTCGGCAAGCAGGCTTTTGAAGACCGCCGCATCCGTATCCCCATGCAGAATGAGCCGCTGCGCGCGGATTTGCACAAGCTGCAAAAGGTCTCCAGCCCCACGGGCGCGCCGCGCTTTGTGGCCGAGTCCGATTCCGGCGGCCATGCCGACCGTGCCTGGGCCTGCTTTTTGGCCATCAATGCGGCCAGCACTCCCGGAGGTATCCTGCCGGACTTCGCCGCGCCCCCCAAAAACAGCGCCTCCGGCTTTAGCCGCTTTGCCGACCCGGACGCCGCCTTCATGCCCTACAGGAGACTGTTCTGATGGCTGACATGCTCGCCAATCCCAACACGCTGCCCAGCCGGGCCGACATGCAGGTACGGGCTGACGGTATTCTTGATCTTGCCAATTTTGTGGCCGAGGTAGTGCCCGCGCCTGATGCCGTGCTGACTTCTCTGGGCGGAGATTTGCGGGAATACAGCAAGCTGCGCCGCGATGACCAGGTGGCCGCCCTCATGCAGCAGCGTCAGGACAAACTGACGGGAGCAGAATATGAAGTGCAGCCCGGCGGCGACAGCCCTGCCGATGCTGCCGCTGCGGACTTTTTGCGCGAGCAATTGGCGGGCTTCAATTTTGACGCGGCCTGCCGCAAGATGCACGGCGCATTGCTGTATGGTTATGGCGTGGCGGAGTGCCTGTGGGGGCGTGACGGCACACATGTCACCCTGCGCGACATCCGCGTCCGCGCTCCCTGGCGTTTCGGCTTTGCCAAAGACCGCCAGCTCAAGCTCCTGGTGGAAAGCCGCTGGCACCCCATGCAGCCGCGCAAGTTCTGGCTTGTGACCTGGGGGGCGGAGGATGACGACAATCCCTATGGCCTGGGCCTGGGGCATCAACTCTGGTGGCCTGTCTATCTCAAGCGCAACGGGGCGCGCTTTTGGGCTGCCTATCTGGACCGCTTCGGCGTGCCTACCACCAAGGCCACATACCCTTCGGACCAGTCGGATGCGGAGAACGAGAAACGCAAAAAAACCGCTCTGGCGGCCGCCATGTCCTTGCGCAGTGAAGGGGCCGTGGCCATGCCGGACGGTTTTGACGTGAGCCTTGTGGAATCCACCAGCAAGGGGAGTGGCGACTTCAGGGATTTTCTGGCCTATTGGGATGACGCCATTGCAAAGATTATCCTCTCGCAGCCCGGTACATCGCGCATTGGCCAGTACAGCGGCACGGCTCAGGTGCATAGCGGCATTGGCGCGAGTGTGGTCAAGGCTGATGCTGATATCCTCTGCCAGTCTTTCAATACCGGCCCGGCCCTCTGGCTGACCGAGTGGAACTTTCCCGGAGCCAGGCCGCCCCAGGTCTGGCGCAAGGTGGAAGACCCGGCCAAAACCAAGGCGCAGGCCGAGCAGGATAAAAATACAGCGGCTCTGGGGCTGGAGCTGACAGACGATGAAATCGCACGCCGTTATGGAGACACCTGGCAGCGCCGGGGAGAGGCGCGAAGCGGGGCAAATGCCCCGCAGGCCGGGCCGAGCTTTTCCGAGGCGGCGGCCGAACCGTATAGCCTGGAGCTGGCCCGTCAGGCGCAGGAGCTGGCGGATGCGCCGCAAACGGCCATGATTGAGACCATCCGGCAGGAGTTGGACAAGGCTGTGGCCAGCGGCGAAGATCTGGCATCATTTGCCGAGCGTATGTTGGCCCTGAACAAGCTGCCCGGCGTGGATGAGTTGGCCGCTGTTCTCTATGGGGCCATGACCACGGCCCATCTGGCCGGGCTGGCCGGGGAAAAGGACAATGCCGGGTAGCGTCAATCTCAAAGGCACCCCCTTTGACGAGGCTATCGCGCACTTTCAGCGCAAAGTGCGCGTACCCGTCAAGAGCTACCGGGACTTGCCGCCACAGATGCACGCCAAGGCGTTCATGGTGGCCGGGGCCAATAATGACGCTCTGCTGGCGGACTTTCAGCAAAGCCTCCTGGCCGCCATGCGGGACGGCACCACGCTGGAAAGATTCCGTGATGATTTTGACCGCATCGTGGCGGCGCACGGCTGGCAGTATCGGGGCAAACCCGGCTGGCGCAGCTCTGTCATTTTCAACACCAATATGCGCACCACATACATGGCCGGGCACTGGCAGCGCGCCTGGGAGGGGCGGGAGGCACACCCCTATCTGCGCTATGTACAGGTGCAGCGCCCCACCAAACGGCCGGAGCATAGCGCCTGGCACGGTGTCATCCTGCCCGTGGAAGACCCTTTCTGGTCCACGCATTACCCACCCAACGGCTGGGGATGCCAATGCACGGTGCAGCAGGTGAGCAACGCGCGGCTCAGGGCTGAGGGTTGGCACGTCAGTGAGAATGTGCAGACGTTCCCCGGAGACGTGCCGGAAGAGTGGGCCTACAATGTGGGCAAGGCCGAGCGCCTGTCTACAGGGCCGGAAAATGCGGAATGGGAGCCACTCATCACAGCGCGGGACTTTGCCTCGTACAAGCGCCCGGAGAGTGTCCCGCTGGACAAGGCCAGAGCTGCGCAAGGCCCGGCGGCGGCCAATCGTGAAGCGGTACGCACGGCTGTCCGCGCCATGCTGGGCGGCGCGGGGCGTACCTTTACCGGGCCGGACGGCCTTACCGTGGGCATTACGGTCGCCAGCCTGGGAGAACACCTCAAGCCTGACCGCGCCCCCCTTGTGCCGCTGATTCCTGAAATTATTGAGAGCCCCTATGAAATATGGCTTATGCCCTACCGGGATAAACTGACCGGGCGTGTGGAGCTGCGGCGGCGCTACCTCAAGGCCCTGGCGCTGGGCAAGGGGGTGTATACCTGGTTTGTTGCCGAATACCGCAAGGGTATGCTGGAAAATGTCACCGCGGTAGGCAGCAGCCGGGCCAGGGAATTGCAAAAGCAGCGGGCGGGGGTGCTGGTCTATGGCAGAAAGTAAAACCCCTCCGGCCTTTCGGCGGAGGGGAGTTTCCCCCTGCGGGGGGGATTCTGCGCTGATACACAGCCTTGAAAAGAGCGTAGCCCGCTCTGGGCGGGGAAGTCAACATTGCATGGTGCAAATTTCGTTTCTAAGCCCCGTTTTTCTGCCAACCCATATCCACACCCGGAAAAAGTTTTTCACCCCGTTTATAAACACGCCTAAACGGGCTAATTCGGGTGTTATATGTCTTCCGATGGGCAACGCCTTGGCAGCTTGACGCCACACACCCCATGCTCCATAGTTTTATCATTGCCCCGGCCTTGCGCCGGGGCTTGCTTTTTTAATCCCCCTTGAAAGACCCGCGCCCTTCTTCGCGGCATGGTGACCGTAGCGGCATAAGCCGCGCAGGAGTTGCCATGCAAAAAACCGCCATCCATATCTTCCGGCCCGGCCGCCACACGGCCATGCAGGGCGCTGTTGTTGAGTTCGGGGAAGCTGAGCTCGCTGCCACGGCAGCGGCCTATGACCCTGCCCGCCACGAGGCCCCGCTGGTTATCGGACATCCCGCGGCAGATGCCCCGGCCTGGGGCTGGGTCAAGGGCCTTGCGGCGGAGGCCGCCGGATTGTTCGCCACGCCCCGCCAGCTTGACCCGGCCTTTGCCGAAATGGTGCGCGCCGGGCGCTTCAAGAAGGTGTCCGCCAGCTTCTATGCGCCGGACAACCCCAACAACCCCGCGCCGGGCGTTTACTATCTGCGCCATGTGGGCTTTCTCGGTGCGCAGCCCCCGGCGGTCAAGGGCCTTGCCCCGGTGAATTTTTCCGAGGCCGACACCGGGGAAGACTGTATAACCATTGAATTTGCCGAGTCACCGGGCCTTCTGCGCCGCCTCGCCGACCTCTTCCGGGGCCTGCGCGAGTACATTGTGGAAAAAGACGGAGCTGAGGCCGCGGACAGGACGGTGCCATCCTGGGCCGTGAGCGCCATGCAGGAGGAGGCTGTCCAGGCGGCCGCGCAGGTTGTGGACATCCCGGCTTTCGCAGAGGGCGGGCCGGAAAAAGAAAAGGAGCATTCCGTGAAAAAGGACAATCCCGACACCCCCGCTGCCCAGCCCGAACAGGGGCAGCAACCCGACCCGGCCTTTGCTGAAGCCCGAACCCGCGCGAGCGAGTTGGAAAAGAAGGTGGCTTCCCTGCTGAGCGAAGCCCGGCAGGGCCGCGCCCGCGCCGTGGTGGAAAGCGCCCTGGCCGATGGCCGCCTGACACCCGCGCAGAGCGCGGGCCTTGTGGAGTTCATGGCCGGGCTGGAAGAGGAGCAGACCTTTGATTTTGCCGAAGGTGAGAAGACGGTGTCTGTGTCTCCCGTGGCCTTTATGACCGCCTTCCTCGCCCGTCTGCCCAAACAGGTGGACTTCAGCGAAGCCGCCCCCGCGGGCGGGGAGGACAGCCC